CTTGCCGACCCCTGTACCAGCAAGCGCGATGTTAAGAGTCTTGTTAGGTAAACCACCTTTCGTGACTTTGTTAAAGTATTCGAGATCAAATGGGATTTTGTCTTCTTTCTTGTGATAGAACTCATATCTTTCTTCGTAGTTTTGTAAGTAGTCGTGTCCAATATTATTGTCAAAAGAAACTGCCAGTGCATCAGAAAGAATACTTGGAATCGCATCCCGATTCTTTTTTTCATCTTGCCCATCAGCAATGCTGATTGATTCCATCAGAGCAAGATAAATCGCACGGTCACGGCACCACTTTTCAGTAGTGTCTATTAACCATTGTTGATCTACTGGAGAGTCATTAAAAGAATTGCAAATATCTCTGGTTTCTTTAATCTCACTCTCGTTTAGATCAGTTCTGTTCTCAACCTCAATATTTAGTGCTTCAATCGTAATCGAAGAACCATACTTAACAATAAAGTGAACAATCTCTTGAAAAATTATTTTTTCTTTGCGTTGATCAAAATACGTGGGTTGAATGAATGGGATAACTTTTCTCGCATAATCTTCATTAAATACAAGGTTTCTAAGAATAGTCTGTTCAATCCGTTCCATTACTTATAATGCAAATATGTACTTAAAAGGTATTTTGACTCACTGACTGGGGGATGACCTTTATGCGGAAAAATCCACAGTGGAGGAAATATAACTAAACTACCTTTCTTTGGTTTAATAATCAGTTCACTAAATTCAGTTTCTCCACCTTCTTCTACTGTATTCAAATACCAAAAAAATGATAGAAACCTCTTGGAACTTGAATAGGACTTGACATCCACATGTGTATCAAACCTATCTTCACCCCCAACTTTATATTTTTTTATTCTAAATTCTTCAAAGGCATGAGAATCTGGAAAAACATCTTTATAGACATAATCGTAATAAAGATCTCGGTATTTAAAAGTTTCTCTGATTAATTGATTATGTACTTCATTGGTTAACTTGTTAGTTTCTCTATTTTTTGTTAGATTTATTTGAGTGAAATTTGGTTTACCTTCATTAGATATTTTTTCATAAAATCTATCATTATCTTCGAAAAAATTCACTACAAAATCACAGACATCGTGTCTTAATGCATTTTCGTAAACATGAATAAAATCATTAAGTTTTGCCATAACTGAACTCCATTTTAGCAATATCATTAAGTTTTTGCATTATTTCTTCAGTAAAATATTTTTCAGGTTCTTTTAGAATCTGTTTGGCATAAACTTTCTTACCATCTATTTCATATCGACCAGCAACGTTTTTCCAAAGTCCGCCAATCTCACCGAGTTCAAGAAGACCATAATATCGATCAAGACCACGATGATCGTAATAGAGACGTATCGTAACATCTTTGTTCTCCTTACTTAAACGTGACTTAGCAGTCTTTGCCTTGATAAGATTTCCAACGATCTCTGTTCCATCTTTCTCTTTTTTCTTTGAGAGGTGGATGATAGTAGAAGCAGCATACTTAAGACCAGAACCACCTCCCATCTCTTTTGTAGGAACATAAGCACCAATGACATCGTAAGTATGGTTAGTAACAATCATAGGAATATTAGCCTGCCCCAACTTCAATGTCAACATCCTGAATGCACCCTTAATCAGTTGTGATTTTGTCATATCACGAACTTGCTTGTCGTTGAGTGCATCAGTGATTTCCTTTTCAGTTGAAAGCATCCCCAGAGAGTCTAGCACAAACATACAAGGTTTGCGATCTTCTGCTGGTTTCTTTTGATATAAATCAACTGCCTTGAGTGCCTTGCTACGAAACTCCTCAACAGTCACAACATTCACAACAACCGTGCGATTCAGATCAACTCCACGACTTTCTAAGAGTGACTTATTGACAGCTGCCTCAGTATCAAAATACAGGCAATATCCATCAGGATTAGAGTCCAGAAAATTCTTAACCACTGCGAGGCTAAAAAAAGTTTTTCCAGTACTAGACTCGCCAGCAATGGCAGTAATCTTATTCCCAGATACACCACCAAA